CGGGTAGGATTTGGTGAATCTTACTCTCATCGTTCCCGCCTCTCTTTACACGGGGAGGTTGTACGCCCCGCCCAGTATGGTTGTCGCACTGACTCCCATTCCTTCCACCGCCGCGCCCAGTACACCGGATATGGTGGTGGTCCAAGCCAGGGTGGTACGAACGTACTTCCTCGCACCTTCCAGGTTCAGGTCCTCTTCAATCATTGCCCCATATGTGTCAGTGACCGTCGATAAAGTGAGTACTGAAAAAGCAGGCAGCGTCTTGAGGTCCACCCAGTTCGAGCCGTCTGCAGAGTGCTGCACCTTGCTTGTCACGGTAAGGAAGTGTCCTTCCGTTGCGCCCTGGTAAGCAGCGTTCACTATCGCCACGGCGCTCTGGAACCCCTCGCGGTCGATGGTTTTTCCTGTCAGCGTCCCGGTGGTGGCGGTTGGCATTACTCTCCATCCGCACTCCACCGGTTTAATGGTTGATCCTAAGTCTCTCATGTTAGCCATGTCGTCCGTCCTCCTATGCTGCGAACCACTTGACTGTGGTCAGCATGGCGATTGATTGCTCATGCCGCACAACCAAGTCGTGTTCTGCGATGGCCCGGATCACGGTTTCGTCACGGCTGAACGCCGATTTCACGGTCGAGTTTTCGAGGTAAGCCGCCTCGGTAGAGACATCGATTGACAGCCGCATTGACTCGCCGATGATGATGTCCGCAAAGTCGGCCAAGTACACTTCCGACTCATCCGACCCCAGGTTAATGGGTATTTGAGTGGTGGTAGCATACGGGAAGGTGAACAGGTTGCCCCTGTCCATCTCTTCCTTGAAGGCGAAGTTCCCGTTCGCGTCGCGGACCGTTTTCAAGTACCACTCTGTCCGAGGATGGAACAGCCACCCCGGACGGATCATCCGCACATCGGCATTGGCCAGTGTCGTGATGATCTTCCCGATGTCCAGTGTCACATTAGTCAAATTCACGGTTCCGTTGGCTGCGGTCTTGTTTCCTCCGGGACACCAATTGAGCAGCCCCTTCGGTGTGTAGTCGGTTCCGGTTCCGCGAATAAACGCCAGGTCCTCTCTGCGTGACATGGCGTTCACCATGTCGTCCCGCACCAGTGCGTCTACGCTCGGCGCACTGTAACGAAGCAGGTCGTTAGAGACCGGCACGAGGGTCACGAGCTTCTTCCAGCTCAACTTGACCTGTCCGAAGGTCTGTTCGCTCTTGGTTGCGTCCGCATCCTCATCCTGGTAGTAGGCAGTCGCCCCACCGGTCAGTTTCGGAATGGTGAGGGTCCCGTGCTCCATGGGAATGACAACGGGGTTCAGTCTCCGTAAGGCCACCCTCGCTCCCAAAAGCTCTATCACGTCTGCGGAAAACTCCTCCGGAATGAGGAACCCGCCTGATACGTTGTCCGTTGCCAGGAGCGCCTTGGTTACGGGGCTGTCTTCCCCCAGGGCCTTTTTCGCCCAGCGCCCGGCTCTTTCCACGTCCCCCTTCCCGGCGGCGAGCGCGCGCACGAACTGTGCGGCGATTACGCCCTTTTCGGGCTTCTCCGGTGCCGGGGGCGGTTCTTTGACTATGTTCTCCACGGTGTGAGTCTGCTTTTCCTTCGCTTCTTCCAGCGACTCGCCGACCACTTCCTTGATCAGTTGTTTCACGTCGTCAACAGTAAATGTTGCCATGGTACTACCTCCTAATCGACTTTTCCTGTGAGTTTCCGGTACTGCGCATCGAATTCCTCTTTGACCATTTCCCTTACAGCGTCTGCATCGATGGGGGGTGCGTCTGGTGTGTCCGGTTCGGGTTCGAGGATTTCAATGGTGCGGTCTTCGTCTTCTGCATCGTTTCGAGATTCGTCTTGAGGTTGTAGAAGTTCCTTGATGCGTTGTTCTAATTCGTCAACGCGCTCGGCAAGGATCGCCACTTCGTCCGGTGCTTCCGGTTCGTTAGTTTCCGATTCCTCGACCTCTTCGTTCAATGCCTTGAACTCCGGCGGCTCCTTGTCGAACTTTTCGTAATAACTTGCTAAGAAGTTGTAAGCCTTCTTCCTGTCACCTTCGGGGATGTCCACTCCGCCCCTGGCACCGAGTACGGCACCCATGGCGGCGGCTACCCCGCGCCATACTGCTTTGAGCGAATCATCTATCACATCGGCGAAGGGGAGTTTGTATCCTCCGAAGTTTTCCTTGTCCTCCGGGTCCTCCCATACGAACGCCTGCCGGTACTTGCTCCAGTTGATGTCGTCCTTGTCCGGTCCGCCCGCCCAGCGCCTTACTCTCTTCTCGGCGGCCGAGCCGTCCCAGGAACGCCCCTCGTCAGCGAGGGCTAAATTCCTTTTTCCGCAGATTCCCTTGTCGCTGAATACGAAGATTTTTTTATCGCACAACACACTGTGTACTTGCTCAATGCAATCCCTGGGTACAAAAATAACCCCTCTCTCGTCCCATTCGTCGAGCACCTTCTCGGCCCATTCCCGGACGGGAAGCACGTCGATCCCCGCACTCCGTGCCGAGACCAGGGCTTCAGGGTTGGCAGGCACCGGGACGCAGGAGTGTTCCAACAATTCCTGCACCAGGAAGTTCACCCCGCNCCGCTCCTCGTCATAGGTCCATTCCAGGGGAGCGAATCCCACGCTCTGCGCGTTGAGGTAGCCGTCCCGGTACATCTGATACACCGAGTAGGCAAAGGGCGACATATCCCGCGTCATAAACTGGTCACGTGCCATGAGCTTCTCGCCTTCCACCCACACGCTCAGGGACTTCGCTACCGGGGTAATTGAGTAGTCATGGCACCAAAGCACTACTGGATTCTTGAAGTAGCTCTCCAACCGCCACCCCGCCTGGTCGATCACGTCTCTGCTCCGGTCTACTGAGTTGGTGGATATGACGAACTCAATGACCCGCGATTCATCGTCAATGGACTTCGTTTCTACCGTGTACCACTTTCTCAGCGCCTTGCCCTGTGCCGAGTCCGGTGTCTTGGCAAGGCGCTGGAATGTTTCCGATGTTATGTAGTCTGGCATTGTTCCGGCCTCCTAATCGTTTCGTTCGAGGATTACACTCACTCCGCCGGTATGAACGAACATCGGCACGAAGGGTGGACAGTTATCACCCCGTGCGACTCTCGCGTCTTGTACCACTGCCCGTGGAGTGCAAAGCATTCCTCGCACACTCTCTCATCGAGTGCCGTCCAGAACTGCACCCATTCCACGTTGGCGGTCTCGAATACCTGCAAGTTCCCCTCGTTGTGTGCATTGATAGTCTCCGTGCGCGCTATCATCTCGGCTCTCGGTCCCTTGGCCTCGGTGAATACCTCGCTCACCCGGTCCCTAAGCTGAGGGATGCCCTCTCCGGCCTGCATTCCTTCTCCCAAGGTTGCCCGGAGTTTTCCAAGCGTGGTCTCGTTGATTCCCCGGATCATGGTTCCCGCACGCTGCGTCACCCACTCGATAGCTCGCGGATTGGTGACCTCGAAAGATGGTTTCAAGCCAAGCAGGATCTCCGCTTCCCTGGCTCCCACTTCCAAGACCTCAAAGAGCAATGGCTTCGTGGCGGCATCGAGCAATCTCCCCTGTTCGTCGAGGTTAAAGAGCAGATTCTCCGTCACGTCCTTTTCCAAGGCTTGCAGGTTCTCATTCACCTCGTCCTGCTGTGCCTGGAATATCTTCTTCAATGCGCGTATCCACTTGCCCTCGAAGCGGTCCCACTGCTTGACCGCCGTGTCCCAGCGTGCGATCTGCTGTTCCTCGGTGAGCATGGGGCGGCGTTCCGACTTACTCCGTACCTCAGCCGGGGCTGTTTTTTCGTTCAGTGAGACCGGCTCAAGATTGAAGGGCTTCATGTGCACCTGACCCCGGCCATCAGGGAGTTCGGGCTTCCCGGAAAACTCCCTCCACTCATCCACCGTCAATGCCCAGGGTGAGGACTTGGCCGCGTTCAACTGGAATTCCCGGTCTTCTTCCACTGGGCTTGGAAATCCTACAATCAACCTGTCATCGTAATCCGGTACGAGGGCAAGCTGGATCACCTCGCGCATGAGTTCGAGCCGAGGCAAGAGGACCCTCTTTGCAAGGATGAAGTCGCTTACTTCGATGGTGGCGCGATTCGAGTGCTCCAGGATACCGAGTATTTCAGGCGGCACTCCAAATACGTTGATGATGGTGTTCCGCTCAAATTCCCTCAGCTTCACCAGTTCCATGTCGCTGAAGGATTGAGAGATTTCCTTGATCGACACCCTGCGGTTCATGAAGAAGGGCTTGAAACTTCTCCAGAATCCCTGCGACTTTTCCAGCCACCCCTGTTCAAGGCGTGCGGTGTCTTCGCGCCGCAGTGTCCCCTCATCCGGCATGATGACCAAATCAGGACGCGCACGGTTATAGAACCAGGCTTTTACGTGTTGTGCCGCGTAGTCGTCGGTATCGAGTTCGTCAGCCAGCGAATGCCCGTGTCCCACTCCCCGGCCCCAGGGATTCTCCGGGTCGGGTTCGCGGAACCACACTACCTCGGTTTCCGGGACTTTGTGCTTGGTCACCCCGAAGGAGATTTCAAAGAACGGGTCGCCCGGCACCGGGGTCTTGGTTACCCAGGTCGGAGGGAGCGGCCATATTTCTTCCGGGACGTTCAGCCCGTTCCGTTCCTTGAGCCAGAATGCCTCGCCCACCAGGTCAAGCCAGAGCTGGGTAATCTGCCGCACGAACATTCCCGGCATGGCACTGTTGCAATCTGAAAGCAGGTCGAGCAGGGGATGGTCGGTAATTTCCTCGATCTCCACGCCCTTGGTGGCGAGGTCCCGGATCATGGTTTTACGCATATCGGTCGAGGCGCGTTGTAATTTGGTTATCTTTTCCGCTTTCCCCTCTTTCCGTGTTACGTAGAGTTCCCACGGCACGGCTGAGATTGACTTGCTGATTTTGTTCGTACAAGCGAGGAGCCAGGGGAGGTTCTTGTACTCCCGCAGCAATTCCCGGCTGCCCCGGCGCGGAGGGATGCCGCCTGCGGGGAATATCTGCGCCAGGAAGCGCTCCGCCTCCTCGGATTTCCGTGGAGAGAATAACCGTTTGAGTGGTTCGAGTAGTTTTACCAAATTTCCATCTCCGTTGTTATCATGTCGTCTTCGCATCCATAGCGGCTGCTGTCGATCGAATGATTATCCTTGTCCGGAAACCTGCTTTTCACTTCTCCGGAGCGGTCCGTCTCAAGAGCATAGTTAATAAATTCCTTTGCTGCCCTGGGGCAACACTGGGGATCGATGATAATTTGTTCAAGGTCTTGCAGAAACTTAATTCCGTACTCCACAGACCCCGGTCCCTTCTTGGCTCCCTTTATGTGCATCCCGTAATCTCTCAACTCATCGATGCTCTTCGGTTCTGCTGAGTCCGCTATGGTAAGCTCACTTTCGTAGCCTCTCAACTTAACTCGGCTGTGTAGCTCCCGGTTGAATAGGTTAATCCCGCTGATCTCATCGAGAAAGTGCAGCCTTAACCGGGTACGATCAAGGTTCATCCGTTCAAAACAAGCTGGATGCGCTGCATAGCCAAAATCCAAACCCTGGCGTATCTGGTCCCATCCATTCTGTCCCAAGGTCTCAAGCGTAACGTTCGTGAACACCTCAAGCCCCGTTCCGACTTCCTCGCCCAAATATTCATGGCGGTAGGCGGTCTCGTTGGTCTGCCGCAGGTGCTCTGCGTCTGCAAGGAACCGTTCACCGAGCCAGTGCCGCGGCACGTCCCGGTAGTCGGAGTGGTGAACTCTGCGCCCAAGCCTTGGTATGCGCACTTCCTGGTTCACCCAGGAGCGCCCGGACTTGGGAGGATTGTAGGAGTAAAACGATATGCGCTTTTTGCCCGCGCTTTCCTCGCCCCGGAACAGCGATTGAGTGATGTTCCGTATTTCATCCATCCCGGCGAACTGGTCTACTTCTTCGAACCAGGCGTACTTGATGTACCCGCGCCCCAGGTTAATGGACTTCATCTTCCGTGGATTGTCCGCTCCCTTGAACACGATCCTTTGTCCGGTAGGAGTGTAAATGAGCTGCATCGGTGCGATCTGCGGTTTCCACAGGTGGTCGAGTTCCATCTTGTTGACAGTCCAAAGGAACTGGCCGTATACAGTATCTCTCAGTTCGTTGTGATACCTGCGGCACACCACGGCGTTCGCGTCCTGGTCCCGGAGCATACCGTACACAATCTGTATGCTCGTGAAAGTTGACTTCGTTGAACCGCGGCCACCCTTGAGCCAGTACTCGTGGTACAGGTTGGCCTTGATCTCGTGGTGCAGGTCGTAAAAAGATGGCGCGATTAAATCCTTGAGGCTAACTTTTATCTCGCTCTGTTCCAGGGACGTCATCTACTATCCTAACTGGTATTTCACCGCTGTGCTCAACATGCCTTTTATCAGCCCACCGCATAGCGCTCCTGTTGTACAGCCACACTTGGATTGCTACTACGTTACCGGATAGCGCCGCTGCCAGGAGCGCATCTTCAACCTGCTCATTTACTCGTGTCTCGGCTTCGTCTACCGCTGCGGCAAAGTTCGGGTCTTCTCGTTTGTAGAGGTTGAACGTATGGCGACTTATCCCAACCGCCTCACACGCTTCGCCCCGCCGAGTTCCCTGTGCCAGGAGGTCCAGCAGTTCCTTTTGTCGTTTCTTTGTGAATTTGTAAGGTTTCCTAACCATCTTTCACCACCGCGCCCCAATACAACATCCAATGACGAAGGTAAAACATCTTCCGTACCACCTTATGTGGCTTAATATATTCCGTGAACCAAGGAAATACATACTTCGCAAAATAGAAGTTCAGAAGCTTCCTCTTTTCGCTGAGATCGGGTATCATTTTCGGTAAGGGTAGAGGACCATTGTATTTTCCAAACCTGCTAATTGCCTGCCGATGTCCATCGGTGAAAAACAGCGCCATTTTCTTCGCCTTATCCGCCTTCTGCCAAAACGAAAGAAACGATTTGTACGGATCGCAGTAGGCATCGAAATCGGCACAGTCGAACGGTTCCTTGACATCGGAAAAAGGAAACCCGTTGCAGTCTGCCACCCTTATGTCCCCGTTTATCCGTTGCCTTGCACTTTCCACCCTCTGTACATCAAGGTCGGCACCGAACACCGTGCAGTCCTGGTACATCTCTGCCGCTATGTCCCCGTCCCCGATGAACGGGACATAAAAAAACCCCCTGGGCCTTGCGCCCAAGAGGCTTTTGCGGAGCAGTTTCTTCTTGAAAAAATCAACGTGCTGTTTCTGCATACATATACCTTCGTAAGTCCTTTTTTACGTAGTATTCACATCCGTGCTCTTCCAGGAGCGTTACCGCATCGGCTGCGAATTTCTCCCAATCTATTTCCTTTGCTCTTTCGTGGTAATTCAGCTTGCCTACCTTATACCGATCCACGTAGCCATGGGTCTGCCTTATAATCTCGAGGCTTTGTTCCGGGTCAATGACCGGCTCGAGGCTAACCCATGTCCTGATGCCCATGCTCTTTGCCAGCCTGAGCATTTCCATTCTTTCCCCCGGAAGCACCGCTCCCGGTTCCCATTCCAGCGAATCCTTATCGTCAAGGAACGTCATCGTTGCCGCTACCTGGTCCCGTGGTGTGTACAAGTCAAAGTCCCTTGCCGCGAGCATACCGCCTTTGGTAAGCACTTGAAACGAAACATTGTTTTCCCTGAATATTTCTATTGCCTGTTGCGTTAGCCCATGCCTTTTTTCTGCTTCTTGGTATGGGTCCGAGGTAAAGCAGAATAGCACCTGTGCGTCCTCTCCCCTTATTTCCTTGCAGTCTTTCTCAATTTTTCCGAGTATGTCTTTCCTTGGGCTTACTTGTGCATGGAACATTTCCGGGTGCTTTTTGCACACTGCCGGGACGTAACAATACCTACACGCATGGCTACATCCGTTATAGAGGTTGAGAGATAGCGGCGAATATTCCCTTGCCCTTCCTCTGGGTTCGTATATGACTCTCATGCCATTGCTCCCTGTAGCAAGGCGCATACGTCGTCTGCTCCCTCAACATAGTGCCCTTGCTCTTTAAGGTCCATTACCACCTCGTCCATCTTTCGTCCGGCTCTTCTTTTTGCCCAAATCGGTACGCTCTCATAATCAGAATCGTTTATTCCTCCGAGGTCCCTTATCGTATCCCGTATTTCCTTTCTGTATTGGGCTTTTTCTTCCTCATACATTCTTTCCATTTCTTCCCTTTGTTCCTCCTCCGTTGCCCTTTCCTGTTTCCTTCGCCTTATTGTTTCCCATGCCTTTAGTGCTGCTTCCCTCCTGCTTGTCATTATTCCAGTCCCCCTTTCTTTTACCTTATTATAGCACTACAGGCACGTTTTGTCTACTCTTTTCAGTAAATATTTATTATTTTTTGCAATTCTTTTCCTTTCTCGTTCCTTATTCCATTTCTCCCTCTACCTTCTCACATACTCCTGCGCCTCAACATCCCACACGTAGTACACCAACTTACCGCCCACTGCGTACGCATACGCCACGATCGCCA